GCTGTATATGTCATTATAGATTTTGGTAATGGATGGTATTGGGTAAATCTTGATACAGATTATTGTGATTTAGAAAGTAGAGCTATGGGCCATTGCGGTAATGCTGGTAACTCTAACTCAACTCTGTTATCACTTCGTAAACTCATCAAGAAAAGTCAATCACCTTCTACATGGGTATGGGAACCACATGTCACGTTTGAACTAGAAGAAGATGGTATGCTAGGACAGATGAAAGGTAAAGCAAACGATAAACCTGAATCTAAATATCATGGTATGATTGTAGCTCTATTGCTTCACAAAGATACAGTTTCTTCTAGAGGTGATACTGATTTTTATATCAAAGGAATCAGAGGTGGTGGATACAAACCAGAAACCAATTTCTCCTTAGACGATTTAACAGAAGAACAAGCTGAAGAAGTTGTAAAACAAAATCCTAATCTTGATATTATGGCTTTATTGAAAGCGGAATTTGGTGATAAAGTTGTAGAAAATAAGACAAATCTTGGTACAATGATTCGTATTGATGGATTCCAAACCTATTCACAAAATTCTAGAATGGCTGGATTGGATGATTTGTACGAAGAAAAAAGGAATGGAGTATCAAAAGAAATTGTAGTTGATATGTGTAAAGGTGAACACATCGAAGGTATGGATTTTGAATACGATAATGTACATGATATTTTAAATTATTATACTATAGATGCAACCAATAAAGCTACAATAGAAAAATTCCTTGATGAAAATTATTCTGATTGGAGAGAAGAGAATGATGATTGGGAAGAGTATGTCAAAGAACAAGAACCAGATGAAATAGTTAATGCTTTACAACAAGCTGATATATATACTAGAGAAAATTCTGCTCAAGATGACATGTGGAAAGATTTTAAAGCAGCAGTAAATTCTTCTGACTATTTAATTTATGAAGGTGGAGAAACATTCTCTTATCTGTTCAATAAGAAAAGAGATCAAGGTCTGATTAGAAATCTTATTGACACTGGTACACCAAATGAAGATTATGATAAAGAAGTGTTTTGGACTTGGTATTCACCTGATTATGGTTGGAGTGGAAGACCAACTAATAAAGATTTCAACGAAATACTCAAAGATACACTATACGAAATATAATAAAAAGGAATATTGACAATATGAATAAATTCCAATCTATACTACAAGAAGTTTTAGAGAATAAACCTTTTGATACCATCGGTGATCTTAAAACTAAAATCACACAAGTATTAAAACAACATTCCAAACTGTCTCTCACTTCCGAAACTGAGATTAATAAGTTTGGTTTCAAATTTAAGACTTACAAAAGAGAATTTAGGATTATCATTTTAGGTGATGATTCTCACACTCTTATCTCAGCACTAAAGAAAGCTGGCATCCATTGTAGATACTCTTCTATTCAAGATATCATCACAATCAGATTTGAAGATAATGTATCGAAGTCTGGATTGCTTTCAACTGAAGCACAAGAAGAAATCGAATCTGGTACTTACGGATTGATTGGATTTGTTACTTCCGATAAAGATAAACCAGAGTTTTTCGATATCCAAGAAAAGTTATTTGCAGAGCTAAATAAATATGGTATAATTGAATGGATACCTAAAGGTGATAAATTCATTCTACAATTAAAGGGAATTTAAAAATAAAGGAGAACAAAAATGTCTATTTTCAGTAAACTACTACAAGAAGTTGTAGATGAGCAAGAACTAGAAGCAGTAGAAGATACAGTAGAAGAAATTTCTGAACCAGAAGAAGTTGTCGATGAACTTCCTACTGATATTGAAGAAGAACCAGTTGCAGAAGAATCTGAACTTGTTGCGTCAACTCGTGATCTAATTGATTCTATTCTTGATGCTATGGAAGACGAAATGGCAGCAGACGGTGAACCAATTGAAGGTTCTATTGATATCGGACTAGAACTGATTTCAAAGTATGCAGATCAAATTCCAACTGAAGCACTTCAATCAATCTTCGATGAAATCACAACTTTCTATGAGACTGAAATGGTTGATTCAGAAGGTGAAGAGGAAGAGCCAACTGATGATTTCTTTGAAGAACCTGCTCCAGAAGAAGTAGAGGAAGAAGAGATTACAGTAGAGTCAATTCTACGTAGGAAATAAATTGCAAATATCACAACAATTTTTAAATAGAATATTAGAAGAAAAAAGAAAGAGCTTGTTATCAGAATTATTTGTGTATGGTGATAAACAAGATAATTCTTATATAGTTGCGTTCAGACAACATGTATTTTTATTTAAGGATACTTATGAAGAGAAAAATACAACTATAGGGAAAATTTTATCAACTTTAGCATCTATATGGAAAACTAATCCTACCGTAACAGATGATTATTTTGTTCAGCAACATTATAAATTTGATAATTCAAAAATAGTGTTAGAGAAGTTACAGTCGTTAGTTAAGGATATATTTGTTGGTAAGATATTGGAGAATGAACAAACATTATACATATATAATTTTGGTGATTATGATGGTGTTCATTCTCCATATGTTCAGCAAATCCTAAGACAACTAAATATTGATAATGTTATAGATGAAACTATTGGAATTGATAATGTTAATTTCATTTCAAAAGAAGATATGAAAAATTTTCCTGATATTGGGTTTCATGGAACATCATCAAATCATCTGACATCAATATTGAGACATGGTATTCTCAAAAATATGACAAGTAATTATGAAAAAGTAATCCATACTGATTATATATTTTTCAGTACACGAACTATCACAGCATTCAAACATGCAATCAGAACTGCCAAATTAAAAAATTCTACACCTATAGTAATTGAATTTAGAATTACAGATAAAAGTAAAGTCTTACAAGATTATGATGTAGAAAGATATACTGGTATAAAAGATAAATTCGATTATATAAAAAAAGATGATACAAAGGAAGCTATTTCAGATAAACCATTTTCTCTTTCTAAAAATAAAGGGATTTATTCGTTAGTAGGTTCTGTTAAACCTCAACACATAGAAGCTGTTTGGATTCCAGAAAAACAATCTAAATATTATTTTTCTGATGATTTTATCAGAGTTGAACCTAAACAAGCTTTACTTAAATTAAATTTATTTCACTAAAAGGAAATTGTCATGATTGATTTTCAAGCTCTCTTAGAAGAAGTTCTATCGGAAAAGGTCATACGTGTCAAACATATGTCTACTAAACAAAGACAAAAATCGAAAATGTTCCGGGTCAAGAATAAAGCTAAACTGAAGAAAGCACGTCTAAAGAAAAAGAAACTTCTCAAGTCTAAACCAAAAGCTAGACCAGGATTTAGATATGGTGCTGACGGTAAATTAAAACGAATTGTGCGTAGAAAAGGCGTTCGTAAATGAATCCAAAGTTCACACAATTTCTCATAGAGATTTCTCTTGAAGATCATTTTGATACATTCATAAAGCGAAAGTATCCGCAGTTATCTTATGACTCGTATACTTTCGCTGCTTCTCTTGATCCTACTACCAGAGGAAATACTAGAGGAAAATATGTAGAGTGGATTCTAAAACTTGCTTCTAATATTGCAATCTCATGGGGAGAACCAGTAGAAAATACTATTAAAAAATGGAAAATGTTTTCATATCAACCAGATTCATTTCCACATCAATTAACTAAAACTCTACAGAAGTTTTCTACTATACCATCACGTCCTAACATTGATACTTTTGAACAGTATACTCTGTTAGTTGAATACGTTAATGAACATTATAAACCATCTGGTAAAGAAATCAAAGAACAAGAGAAAGAGATTTTCACTAAACCTGATGATATAAAAATCATAGATGTAACTGATGAATGGATTATAGCAAGACCTCTCACATGGGAAGGTTCACAGAAACTAGCTTGTTATAAAACTACCAGAGGTGCAGACTGGTGTACTGCTAGGAAAAATTCTGATGAACACTGGAAGATGTATTCTAAAGGTGAACTATACATCTTCATCAACAAGAATAACCCTTCACAGAAGTTTCAAGTATTCAAAAATGAAAATGGTTCTCTCACAGAATATAAAAACTTTCATAATGAATCTATAGAAAGAGAATATGCTTTTGACCTGATGCTGATGTCAGATAAGCTAAAACAATATTCCAATATAGACGAGATTGATAAGTTACTTCAAACTGATTTGAATGTATACAAATATTCAAAGAGTGAAAAAGGTGTTACAGTTAAAGAAAATGTGTTGATGTTTAACCGTATGTTTGAGAAACTTCCTGTTAAGTTCTATAGGGTTCTAGGAAAATTCTATTTAAGAAATTGTCCTAACCTTAATACGTTAGAGGGAAGTCCTGAGTTCTGTCAAGAATTTATTGTAGAGAGTTGTCCAAACATAACCACACTAGAAGGTGGCCCACAGCGAGTATCAACACAATATGAAATTTCATGGAGTGGTTTAAAAACATTGAAAGGTTGTCCAACTACTGTTGTCGGTAATTTCACAATCTCTTTCTGCCCAGAACTAAATGTGTTAGATGATGCTCCACAAGGAGATGTTGAATTTTTTGGTATAGAATATTGTGGTCCATATTTCACTGACACACCTAAATACGAAATTTTAGAAAGATTGGAAGAGTTAGGATGTAAACCAGAAGAAACATCTTTTGTATAGGAAAAACTTTATGACTTTGTTTCAATCACTAATAAATGAAATCTTAAATGAAAAACGAATGTTGTCTGAATTATTTGTGTATGGAGACAAATCAGATCAATCTTATATAGTAGCCTTTCATAAACATGTTTTTCTTTTCAAAGATACATATGACGAAAAAAATAAAGCTATATCTGATATATTAAAAAAATTGGATGAAGTGTGGCATTATAACACAGCATCTCAACACAATTATTTTAAATCTGAAAGATATAAATTTGATAACGCTAGAACTGTTATTGAAAAATTACAATCATTAGTCAAAGATATTTTTATCGGTAAGATATTGGAGAATGGACAATCATTATACATATATAATTTTGGTGATTTTGATGGAGAACATTCACCATATTTTCAACAAATCCTAAGACAACTCGATATTGATAATGTTATAGAAGGTGGGCATATAGGTGATGAAGGAGTAAAGTTCATCACAAATTCTGAAATTAAATCTATGCCTGACATTGGATTTCATGGAACTTCATCAAAATATTTAACTTCAATATTGAGACATGGAATACAAAAAGATAGACCTTCAAATTGGAAAGATGTGCAACATACTAAGTACATTTTCTTTTCAACTAAAACTATAAAGCCTTTGTTTCATGCTATGAACATTGCTAAGTCACAAAATTCAAAACCAATCATAATTGAATTCAAGATACCAAACAAAAATTATATAACACATGATTTCGATATAGAAAAATATACTGGTACAAGCGATATATACGCAGACATAGAAAGTGATATCAAAAAGAAAGCTATTTCAAATAAACCGATGTCTCTATCTAAAAATAAAGGGATATATGCTTATATAGGAAGTATTGAACCACAGTATATAAAAGCTGTATGGTGTCCTAAAAAAGATTCTAAATACTTCTTTGAAGAAGATTTTATTCGGTTAACTCCAAAAGAGGCGATAGAACATCTTGGATTATTCTATTGATATAAATACTATAAACAATTTGCAATTTACTATAAAGGAGTAATATACAATGGCACTAGGAATGGTAACAGAATTAGCATTGAATGATGTTTATGCATCCATGTTGGAAGAGCGTAAACTTCTCAAGGAAGGTTCAGATAACAATCTGATTCACGCTGAGATCGAAGAAATCCTAAACGATTTCAAATCTAAGATTTCTATCGAAGGAATTCAGGAAAAAATTCGTGACGTAGAAAAGTATGAACCTCTGACTGCTGCAGAAAAAAATATCATCAAATCAATTCAAAAAGTACTTGATGCTCTTGATGCTCTTGAAAAAGTTGATTATGCTGGAATCATCACTATGGTTGCTAAGGCGAAAAAAGATGATTCAAAAGCAGAGATGGAAGAAAAAGACAAAGAGTTTGCTGATAACATGGAACAAGAAAAAACTGAGCAAGCTCCAGCAGATCAACCACCTTCTGAAGAAGAATTCGACTTTTCAAAATAAGGAGAGATAACAATGTCTGATGATTTGATGAATGTATATAAGGAAATGCTTCAGGAGAAAAGTAAGAAGAGAGATCTCTCTTCTTCCACCGTGGATGTTGTTTCAAAATCACATCCTCGTTCACCAATTGTTCTTGACTTTCAATTTGAACTGTTTGGTTTGAATCCAGAAGATGTAAAGAAACTTCCTATTCAATCTATTGAGATGCTACAGAAAGCTCTTGTCAATCTCATTTCAAAAACCAAAGAAGATCCAATGCTTCGTCAGGTTCTTCGTAGGTTCATCAATAACGCTTTCACTGCTGTTGAGAAAGAAGAAGTTGATGGCAAGAAAGCTGTAAAAGAAGCTGTAAAAGAATCTGTAGAAGAATCTGTAGAAGAAGCAGATGATATGCTAGAAGAACAAAAACTTTCTTATAAGGAATTTGTTCAACAGCTGTCTGAAACTGCTAAAGCGCAAAAGTTCAACTGGAAGAGGCTTCTTGATATCGATGAGCGTAAAATCCAAGATCCAGTTTTCACTTCACTGCTAATGACTTTTGGACTTGATGAATCTCTCACACGCCCCCAGAAGCAAGGTGTAATGTTGTTCATCAAGAAGTTGGCTGAACTAGCTTCCACCAACCAACAGATTGCCCTAGCGTTGACTAAGCTCATTAGATATGAAAATATCACAGTAGATGAACCAGTAATGGAATCAGACGTAAAAAAAAAGTCTAGTGAACTAGATTCGTTGATGGAAGGTATCACTACTGCTGAATTAAGTTTTCAACTCCCTAAAAGGGAAGATGCAATTTCATTCAATGATTATTTAAAAAAGATTGGCATCGAAAAGCAAATTGGTTTAAATAATTCAACTTTAGCACAATACATTTCTGTTATTGAAGAAATAACAGCAAAATCTGATGCTAAAGACATCATGACTTATATAACCAAAGAATTAAAGTTATCTGATAATACTATAGTAAAAAATCTTAAAATTGCATGGGATAATAAAAAACAAGCAAAACAGAATATTGAGACTGTAAAAGGTGAATCATTAGAAGATAAGATTATTAAGAAATGGAATCTTTCTACTGATGCGTTAAAAGAAAAATTTGCTGCTGCTGTTTTTAAAGCTGCACCAAATGCAGTAAAAGGATTTGAGCCAAATTGGAAAGCATTTCAAGCAATCATCACTCAAAATAAATTAAAAGGGTTGATTGAAATGATTGAAGATGAGAAGATTAAGAACAGTTTAAAAAGTATTGTATAAACAACTTTTTAATAAACAAACAAAAACAGCTCTAATAAAATAGAGCTGTTTTTGTTTTTAAACCAAATTTTTAATCCTATGAATCAAAAATTCCCATAATATTTTTGATTCATATTTAACCTTCCAAATAAAATGATTGAACTTAGATGGAGGATTATTTTCTAAATCCTCCATGAATGAGCAAAAAGCATTTGATATATTCCATGCAGTTTTAAATAATTCATCCTCCATAGATTCAGCTTGAATCAATTCATATCCAGTTCCACCAATCACTTCTACATATATCGGTTTGAGAGTTTGAGTTGCAAAATGATATGCTTCTTTTTCTGTTTCAAAAACTTCTGATGGAAAACAATAACCATTTGATGTTATAGAAATCACAGCAAATGGTTTTGAAATATTAGATGATTTTGTTATACAGAAAAGAATTTTTACCATTTCATTCACCTTCAACGATATAATGTACTCGTGCTGCATGAATAGATTTAGTGGTTTCTTTGTTGATGTGACGATAACCACGATTCTTCATATCATATACAGTCACATACTTTTCATCCATGACAGGCTTCTGACGAGTGGGAGTAGGATTGAGATGTGCTTTGACACCTCTACGGCAATTCATCACACGAACAGAACCATCAACTTTAACAAACTCAATCGTGAAGATGGCTGATTTAGGAATAGCAGAAATAACTTCAGACACCTGAGATTTTTTGATATATTTCGTTTCCATTGTAGTTCTCCTTCGTTATTGAGTATGTATCTTTATACCATGTGCAAAACCAAAAGTCAACTATTTTAATTTGATAAATAAGTCTGATTTATAAAATTCTGTTTGAGGAAACTTTACACATGGAAAATGAAATAAAATTAGCACATTATGCTAGACGATATATGACCACTTCTTTATTTCTTTCCTATATAAAGTCGTTGTCGAAAATAAATGCTTGTATGGGGAAGTATTTCAAAACAGGAAAAGAATTATATCAAGACGAATGTAGGAATATTTTGTTGACAGTTAATAACAGTATAAATATATATAAAGATATACCATTGATTTTATTCTACATTGATAAAGATTATAAAGACATAATCAAGAATATGATGGAGCCTGATTAAACATGAGTTATATACTAACAGAAAAACTTACTTCCACAATAGTGATTTATATGATCTTGAAAAGATTATTAACTAAGTGGGAGAATTGGGAAGCATATAAAAATGGAATCATAGATAAAAATGGTAAACGTATAAGGAAACCAAGAACTTCTAAAGAAAGGGAATCATTTGATATACTCGACAGATTCTGTTGGAGCATCAAAAGATTGCTGACAAAATTCATTGGTGACAGTAAATTTGTATATCTATTCTCAACAGCATATCTGATGAAAGAAGAACTTTCTACTATTGTCATCACTAACTTTGATAAATACAAAGAAGAGTTATCCAGTTTCACAGCAACACAACAGCAACAGATTTTCAATGTGCTGAAAGAGATGGAACAAAATTCTCTGTTGAGAGAATCCAATCTTGATTTAGAAACAAACATATTCAAAATATCAAACAGAACAAAAGACATCTTAGAGAAGTACGAATTGGAAAAACTGTTTGAAGAAGATGCTGTAGCAACTACAGTTGGTGATGTGTCACAGTTCACCCCAATGTTAGGAAATCAGAAAAGATCATTCAATTCATTTAAAATAAAAAGAAGAAGCACACAGCTCAAAAGGAGAAAGTCATGGCAACAATCACAAGGAATGAAGAACAAAATACAATAACAGTGAAACTGGATGATTATGCTGCATTCCAGACTTTCCAACAAGGGATTGAAGATCGTAAGCAATGGACACGTCATCCAGACACAAGAGAGTTGTCTGACATCATAGCAAACAATGCTAAGAGTTCTAATGTCATTGTCCAGTTCCAAGACACATACTTACCAGTAAAACAACTCAATAGATATTGATATAATAAGGAGAAAACACAATGGCAACTTATTTAGTAAATGCACCTAATCGTAGTTCTGTAGGAGTTTCTTGTAAACTAGGTTCTTTTAATTTCAGGCATCAGCAAGTTATGTACGATGATAAACTAGCACAATTGTTTCCATCAATCTTCACAAAAATTTCTGATGATTCTCCTACAATTGATATTCTTCCTGCAGTTGAACCAGCTCCTGTTGTAGAAGAACAAAAGCCATTTGTTCCTGAACCAGTTGTAGAAGCTACTCCAGTTGTAGAAGAAGTTCCTGAACCAGTTGTAGAAGAATCTGTTCCCGTACNGGAAGAAGTAGAAGAAATTCCACAAGAAGAAGAAAATGCTCCCGTACAGGAAGAAGAAACAGCTCAACAAGAAGTTGTTGAAGAGCAACAGTCTTATTCTAAACGAGGTCGTAAAGCTAAGAGGAATTAATTCTCATGTCATATTCAGCAAGATTACAAACAAAAACTGATTTGAAGAATTACATTCTTCGTCAACTAGGAAGTCCAGTAATCAATATTGAGATTACTGATGAACAACTAGATGATGCTATAGATAATACACTAGAATTGTATATGCAAAATGCATACTCAGGTGTAAGGGAAAGATTCGTAGCTCTTGAAGTTGTTGCTGGAACACAAGACTATCTTCTACCATATGAGATTTTTGCTATCATTACAATTCGTTCACAAGAGATGGGAGGGATCACTAATACTGCTCCCTCTAACATCTTCTCTATGAATCAGTTCATTGCATCAGATTTATATAAAGGTAGTGGAAGAATTGATTTAGTTACGTATGAAACTACAAATCAACTTCTATCTACTCTTGATCTCATGTTCTCTAAGAAAATGACATACGATTTTAACTGCATATCAAAAGAATTACACTTGTTTGAGATTCCAGTTCAATCAGAAAAAGTGTTCATGCAGTGCTACATAAAGAATGTTCCTACATATACAACTGACCCTGTATCTGGTACAATAGTTGAAAGTACAAACATCTATAATGAGTTATGGGTTCGTAGATATTCTACTGAATTAGCTAGGAGACAGTGGGCTGATTCGATCTCCAAATATGAGGGTTCACAGCTCCCTAACGGAATGTCATTAAATGCTTCTGCAATTCTTACTAGAGCTGAAACTGAAATTTTAAAACTTGAAGAGATGTTATATAATCAGTACTCACTTCCACCTGAATTTTTCGTGGGGTAAAAATGTTACCACAAATTCCACAATTCCAATTAGGCTCACATCCATTTAAGTTTAATGATTCCTATGACTTAACTAAAGGAAATGAAGCAAACACTTACCAGAATATATATTGTGAGGGATGTTACCTCTTCGGTTCAGACATAGTTTTTCTTCCTCGTACTCCTGATAATCCAGAACCTATCTTTGGTGAATATCTAGCGTCTAAATTAAAAGCTGGTTATCCTATGAGATTGTTTGTGGAAGATGTTACTAACTGGAATGGAAACGGTGATGTCTATAGCAAGTTCGGTTTACAGGTCAATGATAGTACGACATTTCATTGTCCTAAGAAGATGTTTGAAATCTTCAACAATGGTGTGGCTATATATCCTAAGCAGGGTGATCTGATTTACTATGTAAAAGGACAGAAGCTTTTTGAGATACAACATATAGAAGATGAAACACAACCAGGATTCTATGTGTTTGGAAATCGTCAATCGTATGTCATCAAATGTAAAGCATATACTTACGATCATATGGAAATTGCTGTTGATGACTCAATTCCTACTGCCGTTTCTTCACTAGCTTCTTTAGCTACACAAGATCAGCAACAATATAATGATGTGGTTCAAGATGTTGTGGTTCAACAATCTATTTTGGATAACACAGAAGTAGATCCAATCACAGGAAGATAACAATGATTATTTTCAGAACAGAAGATGATGTACAAAGATTTGCTGAAGGAAGAACTGTAACCACAGTTGTTTATGATGATTCGATTCGTCCTACCTATACGAGAATTTTAGATAGGGAAGCAAACATATCTGAATTTGAAACTTACGAATTTGAGAGTGTGGAATAATGTATCAAGGTCATATGAACATAACTAGAAGATTGCTGACTGGTTTTATGGAGTTTTTCACTTACATAGAACTGGAAAGATATAATTCTTCTTTCACTCAACGGAAACTTCAGAAAGTTCCTATTCAATATTGCCCTACTGATAAATGGTATCAGATTTATAATTCATCTTCTGCTAGAAAGAATATGAATCTTGATGCTAATATTGCTCCTGTAGAAATGCAATGGATTCTTCCACGTATATCAGTCAATCTCATAAACATTGTATATGATGCAGAAAGACATTTCAACAAGAATAACAAACTGTCCTTTGATGTGACATCTACAACTTCAACCATACAACGAGTGGGTGTTCCATACAATCTTGAGATTGAGTTATCATCTATTTCAAAAAACTTGGATGATGCTTTTCAGATAATGGAACAGATCATTCCTTTCTTTTCTCCTACAATTTCTATTGATGTGAAACTCACTGATGAAATTATAGATTCAGTTCCGATTGGTTTGACTTCTGTTTCATTTGATTTTCCACAAGAAGTATCAGAGGAAGAAGAGAGATTGTATGTAGTGACATATGGTTTCACCATGAGAGCTACATACTACATCAAGAAGTCTGCTCCTATATCTGTTGTCACATCAACTGGAATAAACATTTCGTCACCATCGACAGACACAACACTTCCAATTTCTATTGACGGAACTCAGACGTTGTTTGCTCAGTATGTAAACAACTCATTCAATCCGAATCCTCTTGATGGGAATACAGCTTTCCATGATTCTGATAAAGTTAAATTGACAAATGCTGGAACATGGGATAAAGATACAGATTATTCTAATTTTGATTATGTTGCATTTGGTAACAATAAATTTATTTGGATTGGTGGAAATGTACCTAACATTGAACCTGGGCAACCAGGATGGGAAAAGTGTTGGACACTGTTATCTGTTATCATAAATTCATCCATAAATGTTCATATAGATGAAGAGATAAAGGAAGAATTTCTTATATGAATATACCATCATTTAAAGAAGTTGTAAAGGAAAGAACTATGTGGATCATAGAAAATGAACAAGTATTCTTATGTAGCGAGTATATGTTATCAGAATCAATAAAACCAAAACAAATTGATTATGGAACTGACTTTGAAAATAAACAATGGAGACAGTTGGATCATAATTTTTATGTAACTTTTTTCAAAACTACAAATTGGTATGTAGTGTTCTATAGGGAAGGGTTTGTTGGATTTGGATATATAGAAAAATCTCCAGATGAATTTACTTCTATACAACAAATCTTTGACCATAATCCATTTAAACAAACTAATTTTTATCAAGCTACACATATTTTCAATTATGCATTTTATATCTTGATTCAAATTATAAAAAAGTTTAATCCACCATCTATATACTTTGATGCGTCAGCTTCACATTTAGTTGGAGTATATGAAGCTATGGTTAAGAATAAAACTTTCTTACAACACATACAAAAAAATGGTTATGCGTATAAAGGTAAATTGAATCAAGAAAAAAGATCATTCTATACTTTTGAAAGAAAGAATAATATATGAGTAAATCCGAAAAACTTCAACAGTTGGAAAAAAGGTTTAACCTAGCTGAAAATCTGATTGAAGAATTATCAACTACTATAGATGAAATTTCTACAACTGAAATTGAACTTGCATCTGAAACAGATTTACAGACACTTTCACCTGATGAAGAAAAGATTTTATCAGTTACAAATCTCAAACAAGATTTTCTTCTCATAAGAAACAATCTGATTAAGCTGATTCATACTGGACAACGAATCTTAGATTCAGCATCGTGTATTGATATATCAGATATGAAAGCATCACAACTAGACGCTTTATCTAATCTACAAGCTACACTTGGAAACAACATGCAGATGCTGATTTCTTTGTATAAAGATTTAGCTGGAATAGAAAAGAGTAGACAGAAACCAGTTCCAAAAGCTGTTCAAGAAAATTCAGGTACTATAAATACTACTAATAATGTTGTGTTTCAAGGAAACAGTTCTGATCTGTTACGTTTACTGAATCAACAAAATGACCCCATTTCTATAAATTGAGGAAAATATATGTTACATCAAAAAGTATATCAACTGTTAGTCGAAGCTGAAGCTGTCAGAAAGCAAAAATTTCTGAAATTACTAGAAGCAATTGATATCGATTATGTTGCTTCTAAGAATCCTAACATTGATACTGATCTACTGTATGATATTTTCGGTAAAGTTGGTAAAGAGAATATAAAGTATGTAGTTCCTTTTGCTAGAATTTTCAATAGGAATGCTTATGATTTAGATTTGATTCCAGAGTTGATGAACAGAATTGTTGCTCTGAAGAAAAAGCCTGATGTCAATGCATTCAAAACCATTCAAGATTTAGAACAAGAGGTTTCTAGTTTAGAACAATCTGTTGGTGTTACTAGAGATAAAGGTTTAAGCGTATACAATCCTTATGATCAAACTGGTAGACCTGTAGAATCTCGTACAGTTTCATGGCCCCCTAAAGGTACAAATGATTTTAAATTAGTCTTTGAAAGTGGTGATTGGAAAGTATTCTCTCCACAATCATTAGATGCAACTTCCACCTACACCCCAATGAAATATTTTGGTTGGTGTACTGCTGGAAGCATTCATTACCCTTCATACAAGAATGGTGATTTGTATATCTTCGTGAAAGGTTCTGAAGCACGAGGACAGTTTTACATCAGTAGTAACAAAGAAACTACAGAGTTTACTAAACCATCAAAAAATCCAAACGTAAATGCTGATACTCCAGCTGTACAAGAACCTATCAATGTAGATAAATTCATTGAATCAAATCCAGTATTTGAGAAATTCTTTGACGGAATTGGGTATGTCAAGAAAGAACGTTTTGAGTTTGATGGTAGAACATTCAATTATACAGTAGACGATGAAGGTTATTTTGTATTCGACACAATCAATATATCAGATATGAGATTGAATTCTCTAAAAGAACTTCCGTGGGTAGTGTGATATATGTATAAAGTTAAAGGTGATTTTGATTGTCGTGAAAACAATCTAACAACATTAGAAGGTTCTCCAACTAATGTTGGTAGACATTTTGATTGTCGTGAAAACAATCTAACATCACTAGAAGGATCTCCAACTACTGTTGGTGGAGATTTTGTTTGTTATGATAACAATCTAACAACATTAGTAGGTTCTCCAAAGATTGTTGGTAGAGATTTTTATTGTCAAAGTCAAAAATCTGGTGTAAGATTTACTGAAGAGCAAGTAAGAGATGTATGTGATGTGAAAGGTAAAATATATGTATAAAATAAATACAAATGTCAAATATTTTTTATATAAAAGGAAAACAATATGAATTCCAAATTTGAAATTCTCTGTGAGAAAGTTGCAGCAAACACTCTGAAAGAATCTACTACGTCTGGTGATATCAGTCAAGTTGGTTCTCTTATCGCACCAATGATTCAAAAGATTTTCCTTAAATCTCTTACATCTCAGGTGTGTGACACTCAACCTATGACTGGACCAACTGGCAGAGTTGCAGCATTGTATTCTCTGTATTCTGGTGATGGTTCGTCTGCTGAAACTGCTACACATCCAGATTCATCGTATATCGTATATACCTCTCCTGCTGCTTCTGGGTTAGGTTTGTCAATCGGTGATACAGTAACAGAAGATTCTTCTACTGACACTTTCAAAGTGATTCATATTGAAGGAGAGAAACTTCTTCTTGCTCTGTCTGCTGGTTCACATGTCATTCAGAAAACGAACACATTCAACGCAGGAGCCTTTACGATTTCTTATGCTACCCCTAACAGGGCTGCAATCAAAAAACTGTTCCAGAACTACTCAGGCTCATTCCCTTACAAGACTGATGACAACACCGCTGTCAAGTTTATTGGTTTTGAAACTAGAACAAATCTGATTGAGACTGTATCACGAAAACTCAAATCGAAATTCTCTTTTGAACAACTTCAGGATATGGTTACAATCTACAATGAAAAAGGAATTGAAACTGCTTCTGAATATCTAGCAGATGAAATTCGTGAAGAGATTGATAAAGAGTTTATCGAGTACATGAAATACATTTCATCTTTCTCTACTCTGACTCCAGTTGCACTTTCAAATTCTATTGCCGTTGGTGGTGGTGGAATGAAAGATGTTTCTGATGATCTTATCATGAACATCTTCCTTGCTGCTGAAAACATTGTTCGGAACACAAAGAGAAACAGAACAATTTTCATTCTAGCTGATCCAATCACTTGTGCATTCCTCCAAGTCAATGCTTTCGTTACAAAAGCTTCTGCTGATGAAAAGAACCCTTACAAGATTGGAAGTATAGGAACATATCCTCTATTCGTTGATCTGTTCGCAGAAGCTGATGAACATTTCATAATTGTTGGTTATCAAGGGTCTGGTGAAGGAGACGGTGATTCTGGAATCATATTTGCTCCTTATTCATCTTCACTTCATGTTGTTGATGACAAAGAGATGAAAACTAACATGATGATCATGAACAGGTATGCTATGGTTCGTCATCCACAAGATATCGGTAATAAAATCCAGAGTGATATTTGGGATTCTGCTAATGCTTCTAACTCAGATTTCTTCAAGATGTTTATTGTTGACTATGGAACCAGTCTAGTTAACCTAACTGATATCACAATTCCAGTGTTTGAGTAAGACTGATGTATAAAGTTAAAGTTGATTTTTATTGTTATATGAATGATCTGACATCACTGGAAGGTTGTCCAACTACTGTTGGTAGACATTTTTTTTGTTCTGAAAATAA